TATTTGTCCGCCATTTCGTATGAGCCTCATATACCTGTCTCCAACTTCAAGGACATAGGTTTGTGTTGGATTGAATATGAAAGGAATGAGGCGGGTGTTTTTGGTGCTATCTTTTACTTCTGCAACTATACTTGAACCGGCACGATTTGATAAACCGCCATGCCTCATTACAATAAAGTTTCGGCATATTTTTAATCCTGTTTCGTATTTGGTTTGGTCAACTCTGCCATATAAAGCTGGTGATATTTCGCCACCACTAAAACTTAATTGTCTTGATTTCATCCTCGTTCTCTTATAAATTGCGAATCAGGTTCTTCATCAACCTGTGATTCATTTGCGGATTGGGCAAGAGCTTTATTGATTTCTAAGTGATATAATTCAAAAGCTCTTTTACCTAAAGCAAATTGGTCGCCACCAGTTACCCTTGGTGAAATAAGGAAGGCAAGATAATAACTAAAGGCAAGAATAAAATCATCGGGAAAATAATTAGGGTCTGTTATTTCGTGAGTATATTCTATTTCAGCGTTTTGCTGGTCAGTCCATATTGCCCTGCCCTGATTATCGCTTGATATTTTAAACGGTATTCGGGATTGTCTGTTATCATTTCTTACACCAGATAGTATTCTTCGCACTAATAGACAATTATTAGGATAACGATATGAATAACCCCATTCGCTATTGGGGTCTGATTCAATAAGGGGAAGAGCAATAATCCGAGTAGAAAAATCGGCTATAAATTCACGGAGGGTTTTTCGTAAGGCTATATCATAAAATCTCCTGCATACTCTTGCTTCCTCACTATTCTCTGTTTCAATACTTGATATTTCTTTTCCGACTGCAAGATGTGACAATGCAAGATTAGATATTGAGGTTTTTGTTTGCATAGCATTACCGTTTTTGAGACTCCCAAAAACATTGTTTTAAACAGTTCCATAATTGTTTAATTCTGTCTATTAAACTTTTTTTTTAATAGATTCTGGTAGAGAAGCAGGTAGAGGTAAAGGAACGAGATTCCTATCCTGCTCATCGTCGTAAACATTGTCAGTAAATGTTTTAAAAGTTATATCTCCTGATGCCGCTAATGTGTCTAAAATAAACGGTATATAGGAAACAGGAGTAATTACCTTTATTCTGCTGCCAATTCCTTTTGGTTGGGGTCTTTTACCATAAAATACTGTCATAATTATCCTTTTCTGAGTTTACCTGTTTTTGAATCAAACTCAAAATCAACTGAAACGGATTTTGGATTACCTGGTTCTTCTGCTTTCTTCATCCATTTATTACTGAAATGCTTTTCATCTGTTAATTCAAATACTCCATCTTCTTTAATACGGACATGATTATAATATCCTGTCTGTGTTGCTATAACTTTCATATCTCCTCCTATAAAGCAGGTAAAGGTAAAGGTAAAGTTTTATTCTCTACCTCTACCTTTACCTTATTATTTAGTTAATGGTTTTAACCCCAGTAATGCCCTTAACTGATTCAACTGCCATACAAGAACGAACTCAGCATTTTCCTCGGTAAGCTCTTTAAATTTATCCGCAAGAGCTACCTCAGAAAACTTGGTAAGTGCAACTGTTAGTTCATCGGGGATAACATTATCCTCATAAATAACAGTTCCTTTCACCTCAAGAACCTTATACTTTTTATACAATTTTGTCCAATCATAAGCCATTTTTTATTCCCTCCTTATTGAATTGATACAGGTGATTCATAAGTAACCCATGCATGAACACTCTTCATTGGCACCAGATATGCACTCACTCCTAACGTTGGACTGTTCCCTGCAAGGTCATAATTCATACGCAGGTATCTTTCGCTGTCTGGATCGTGAGGTAATGGTAGAATATGAATTGACCCTGAAGTCAGCTTTGAACCTGGAATTACCCTTGAACAGATGAGCTGAGCAGAATTGAAATTTTCATTATCATCTGTCTGTAGCTCAAAAGTAAAAGTTCCGCTACCTGTTTGAACAGCCGCAGCAGTGGTTACAAAAACTGCAACTCCCAGGGGTTCACCAATACCGAGATTCCTATCCTGCTCATCGTCGTAAACATTAGTTGAGGCAACGGCACCAGCAACCAATGATTGTTCATCGCTAAATCGATGTAATGCATCTAATCCAAGCATATTAACCCTCCTTTCGTTAAATTAAACTACTCTTGCCTCAGTATCAAGCAACCCATCACAAACCCTGATTTGTATACCCCTGAACGAGTATACGATCTTTCCTTCAACATTGTCCCATGTAAGACCACCGCCATCACGAACATCAACCCTTCTTTTCAGGTCAAGGTATTGAGCACAGGTTCTATTCATATAAAACATGGGTTTTCCCAGATCAAGGTTTTCAACTCTATGTGTTGCCATTATCATGTACTTGATTAGGTCTGGGGTATTGCTGTCCTGGGCTACAAGTTTAGATACATCAATATTACAAATACGAACATGCTGCCTCCAATCCGGGACTGCAAGACCACAATGCCAATAAAAATGGTCTTGATAGGCTCTCATCCTGCTCCCACCTATTCCTGCGGTAGTATCAACGGTTACCTCTCCAAGATCTTCGTGTTTCAATCCATACTGAGACCCCTTGGGATAGAATCCGTAAGCACTGTAATCTCCCCAAACTATCAGCCAAATAGACAAGTTATCAGCAGAATCGGTCCCACCGACATCTATAATATTTCTGGAATTATTTGCGGATAGGTCGGCATATCTTGGGCTCCAACCAGTAAATTCAGCAGGGGCAACACCCTGATTCCCATAAAACAACGTTTCTGCTTTTTCTTTGTTCATTGATTGCAAAAATGGGACAGCCTTTGCCATCCTGAAAGCCGATGTATTGCCATTTATCTCTGCAACTATTTTATCGATTTCAGACCATGCATCAAGCAATCCACACGATTCTGTTATCTGTGCTTCCTTACTTTTAGATGATGGACTCCCCTGGTTTGCAATTCTCCAAAACACGCTTGGTAGACCAGTCCTGACAGTATATTGCTCACCTAAAGGCAGATTGCCTTCCTTGTAAGGAATATCCTGCAGTATTGGATTTATTCTGTCCTGTATTTCTATGATAGGCGGAATATTCCCATCAGGACCTATCACTTTCATATAATCTGCTATCGTAACGGCTGCGGCTCCAATTGTCGCCATATTAATACCTCCTTTTTAATTTTTAGGTGGATACATTCTCTCATGTAAAGGTTTTACTTCGTTTACAGCTCCTGTTGAACCCTTAACGAAACCATCATTGGCTTTTAATTTTGCTATGAGTTCATCCTTCTCTTTTATTAGTTTTGCATATTTCAAAAACACCCTGATTACTTCGGGATGATTGCCCATACCACTTTCATCGAGCACTCGTTTAAATTCTGGACTCATAAATCTTTTAGCTTCTTCAACTGCAATACCAATATTCTTTTCATAGTTAGCACCGCCAAATTCGGTATCGGTTTTGCCTTTTTCTATCCACCCCACTTTAACATCTTCAACCATTTTCCACTGTGAATCATTATACTCCTTTACTGTTTCATGCCTCCCATTTAATAATTCCTGAGCCTGTTCATTGGATAATTTTTTCTCCTTTGCATAAGCAGAAAATTTATCTATGTAATCAGGTTTCAGTAATGAGCCTTCGGGGAGTGTTAGCTCATATTTATCAGGCACAATCGGTGTCTGGACAACCGTTAAAGGTTTGTCCTTTATTTCTCCTTGTGTCTGCTCATTTTTATTCTCAGTAACAGTTTTATTTTCTGTCCCTGCCCCTGTAAGCGCAGATTCTGCTACTCCCAAAATCGTAGACGACTGTTCTGTCATTTATTGTCCTCCCGTTCTTTTAAGTTTTCCTCCATCATTTTTAAAAACCCTTTTTCATCGGCTGAACAAATCTCCGATACAATAAAATGTCCGACATCCTGTTGTCCTGAGTTATAATAAATATCTTCTGATAAAGCAAATATACTACCCATGAGCTTGCAATATGATAACAGCCTCCATAAAAAACGTCTACACTGAACCGATGAAAGCATGAATTTAATATCTGCGAGTTCATTTGCCCGCCTTAATTTAATTTGAGCATCTGCATTTCTTATTTGTTTTCGATCATCATCGTTTTGTATTAAACTGTTATCCATTACCTATACCTATACCTATACCTTTACCTGTTCCTATACCTGTCTTTTTCCTTGAGCTTGTCTGACTATATTTGACAACACATTCTCACCTTTTAAATCTGCTTTAGATAAATCTTTAGCGGCACGGGCTCCTGATTCTATGCCCTGCATCTGTTGTTCCTGTGCAAGCATTTTCTGTCTTTCGGCGATTGCCTCTTGTCTGCCTTTCCTTATTTCTTCTACAACATCATCGGGTCTGACAATGCCTACTGGGATACCAGACATCTCACCGTAAACATCAATTAATTCGTCTGTATCAATCTTGTCCAATAAATCTGGCTGTTGTGTTTGTGTGATTAACTCCTGTGAAAACCTTGCAAATCTTTCAATACTTATAATTCCGAGAAGTTTTTGAGCTTGTGCCATTATTGATATGTATTCAACCTTAATTGGCTGTCCCTGTATTTCCTCTGGAGGCTCAGGTATGAGACCATTTTTAACCATATTGTCAAAGGTAATTTCAATTAACTGGTCATAGACGTCTTTATTTAACTGTGTAAGAAAATCACCCAATGCAAATAATTTTTCTTCTT